ACTTGTATAAACGTTACGAGTATATGTTCCAACTGTACCCGCATGAACGCTGGCATTTGAACCCATATAAAAATAGTTGTATCCAGTATCAACAAAAGTATCCCACGCAGTACCAGCACTTGGACTTGTTATGGTATTTGTATTACTTTGTAGACCAATTCTTCCACCAGCATTGAAGAAATATCTTGCTTGGTCTGCGCTTGCAAAGGTATATGTAAATGTTTTGGTACTGAGTGATGACCAAGCTGTAGCATTTGTATTTGCAGTAGCATTTACGGTGCTACCACTGCTAGCATAGGTATATTTGCTGTTAATCATATTTGTAATAAATGAGTCAACTGTGTTCAAATATGTAATAACCGCACCACTGGTTGGCGAAGTAATACCAGTACCGCTGCCATATTGGTGGTTCTGTATTGAGTTCATACGAGCAACGAGTGTTGACCAATCAGTTGCAGGCACAACAGTACCAGCACTGGTTGTAGCAATAGTAGTGCTTTGTCCATATCCGTTGCCAGCATTACCCGTTCCCCAAAGAGCGTTTATTTGGTTTACACGAAGATTGAAATCAGTTGCTTCAATTATACCGCCGCTGCTATATGCCATATTTTATAGTTCCCACACTTCTATTTATTTAATCTGTCTAAGTATTTAGAATTTGTTATGGGGCAATGTTTGCCATACTATAAGCACCAAGATAACTGCTGCCTCCATCATATGTAATAAATGATACAACATCACGATATGATACAGTAGTAGTTAAAGTAGGAGCCTGACCATAACTCCAACGAACAGAAGCTGGATATGTAAGGTTATAACCACCGCTACCACCCTGTGTGGCTACAATAGTAACAGTTTGTGCCTTACCACTTGCTGGTGGATTGGTAAATGAAAGTGTACAATTTGTTGTTAACGTAATCGTATGAACATCGCTTGCACTCCAATCAACTGTATAAGTTGATCCAACACTGCCAGCAACGTAAACATTTTCTATAATACGATTATTAATGGTAGCACTTGTAAATGTAGCAGAATTTGGCGTAACCCCACCAACAATACCGTTTAACGCACCAACATGATTAACTGCAGTAATTGTGCCACTGCTTGTAAGACTTGTTAATGTTCCTGTGCTTGTGATATTTGGTTGACTTGCGCCTGTTACGTTCGTTGCATTATAGATACTACCAATAATTGGTGTTGAAACTGTTAAACCAGTTAGCGTACCAAGACTAGTAATATAAGGTTGTGCATTTGTAATAAGTTGACCACTTAGTGGAATAGCGCCAGTAAAAATATTTACGTTAATATTATAGCCTGGATTAATAGTAGAGAAACCAGGATAACTGGATACCCATGTAGAAGTAGGAGTAAATGAAGGGTCTTTACTTAATATACCAGTAAGTTGATTACCAACAAATAGCGCAAGAACTACGTGAGTTGCACTTGTGACATCAGTAATACTCATAGCAATAGCAGTTGTTTGTTGCTGTGAACTTGAATAAGTTGGACCAACTACTAACCATCCACTACCACTATAAATGTATAGTTGCTGATCATCGCTCTTATACCATAAATCGCCCTGAATAGCAGTAGAAGTAGGCGCAGTTACTGCAACAGTTGCTCCGCCGACAGTTTTAAAAGTTGAACCAGTATAAATTTGCAGTGAATTTGATGTAGTGTTCCACCATAGTTGACCAGTAATCGCATTAGACGGCTGAGAAGAACCTGCCCAACTTTGTAGCATGCTAACTAAATCTTGTTGCAGCAACTGTCCATAGTTTGGATAATTTTTACCAACAAGAGTAATACTTGTTGTAGTATCAGTAGTGCCGTCAAGAATAGTTATTGGCGAGTGATTGACTACAGTAATTGTATAAGACATATTTACAACCTAGTTTATAACTTATTTATTAGAAATAACTGCGGTACTTGTATCCTTGTCTATATGCATGTAACCTTCGCATGCAATGTTCCAATCTTGACCATCAGTTTCATCCCAACAAGGCACATTTATCTGTACATGCTTTACAATAAATTCCTTGCCATTTTCAAAGATCCGCCACACGTGCTCTAACGAACCACGCCCCTCACTTCCACGAGATTTATTAAAACGTATATGATACTTGTTCATACAATATTCGCAGTTTTATAAATGGCACTAACATTAAAATGCAGCATTTTAAAAAATTCTTTGCTACTATTCTTTGTGAAAGTATGTGGCAAATATGCGTTAGTAATAATTAATTGGCCAGCCACTGGATTAAAATTAATAGCCTCACTAGCATCTGTTCCGTTATTGACATCTTTCTCTGGTAAATAATTTCCAAATTCTTTTGCTGGTCTAGGATCATGAATAACTAATTTACAACTATCTTCTGGACATTCTAAAAAATAAAATCCAGTTAATATATTGCCATTACCATGAACATGTCGTTCTTGTCCACCACCATACTGATGTTCTTGAACCCAAAATTCGGTAAATACTAGTTCATAATTACTCATATCATATCCTTGATTATCTAACACCGTATTACAGGTTTTGATTATCTCAGTTGCCAATGTTGCAATTCTATGATCTTCGTTGAAATTTTCAGTATTGTAGTATGGAAATAAATCGCTAAACTCGACTATTGTTTTAATTTTTTCAATATATTCATTGCTAACCTCTTTAGCATTTTCAAGATATTCTGGCAACATTTTACTGTAAACAGGGCTGCTAAAATAAAACCAACTATCCATCATTTCTTTATTGCAACCTCATCTCTATAGTAACTTTCATGTGCTTTTAATTTTCGTGAAGCAATATCTACTTTTTTATAATCTGATTCTGAAAATTTTTCAATTTTTGATTTACTTAATATATCATCTCGTTTAATAGGAATAGCCTGAACTAGTGGTGTTCCAGCAGGTATAATTCCTGTAAAATTTGGTTGAGTGAACATAAATGGGAAATTAATAAAATTATCATAAACATCTGTATCAACCAAACCACCAATGCAAGCAAATCGTGTGTCTTCTCTATTGATTGGTGGTATGAACAGTGTACTCCAACCCGGCGGAGTTTGTATTAGCCAAGGATTAATAAATTTTAATGGCGGAATATGTTCACGTGGATGTGGCGATTTTTGACTTGTAATTTGTGCTTTGCCATGTTTATCGATGATATTTTTATAAAATTTACTATCCCACTCTATGCCACTTGCATCGTCATTTGTTTTAATTTCAACATCTGCTGCCAATGGTATAATATAACCCACACTCATAGCATCAAGAAAAGGAACACATCTTTTAACTGTGCTATTGTTCAATCGTTCAACATTATCAATGCGCATAGGCAAAGCCTTGAACCATTCAGGTATATATTTTCTTGCGCTATATGGTTTTGGAATAACATTCCAATCTTCTTCCATGCAAGCAAACTTAATTTGATTGTTTATTCCAAAAAACGATTTAAACATTAATTTTGTCCATTGCCCTTATAGTATCTTATCTCGCCAGCATTATCCACATAAATTTTACAGTTTCTCACTTCCCGTTCACCACGAAGTATATGATCGTCATGAAGTGAAAAATGTAAATTTGCTATCCACTGACGCAATTCAAAGGGTAATTTATCAAAGCAACTCATGACAATCTGCATTCTGCGGATGTCAATGTCATTGTTCATTATAATTTGCTTAGTTCAACTATATTGCTGCGTGTGATTTCATCAAGACCAACAAGAACAACACCAGTAATATTATACTGATCATCTACTTCATGATAATGAAGAATTGGAAATGTATCTATCGCTTTGTCGTGAACCCAAGTTTGAAGACTTGCAAACACATCTGCATGTTGATTGATATCCCAATACGCAAGATGTTTAAAATCTACACCTTGTTCTGTTAACCAATCATATGCACTGCGATTTTCATTGTTGTCTTTAACTAAACCAGTGCATAAACATATATCTTTAATTTTTACAATACTCATTTTTATCTCCGTGTTTATAGACCCTGATTAGGCCAAGAAATTGTAATTGTTCCAGTGTTGCCAGAGGTACCACTTGAACCTGAACTTCCGCTGCTGCCAGTAGAACCAGTAGACCCACCTGTTCCACCACTGCCACCACTCCCAGCACCGCCACCGCTACCGCCTGTTCCGCCATTTCCAACAGTAATACTATAAGTCGTAAACGGTGCAACAGTTGCACTAGCGTTGCTTGTATTATTTAATGTTGCAGTACCACCAGCATTACCGCTACCGCCAGCATTTCCAGATGCACCAGTATTTCCTGCATTGCCACTGCCAGCACCAGTACCACTATTGCCACTATTACCACTTGCACCAGTGCCGCCAGCATTGCCTGGACTTCCTGCTGAATTATTAGGAGCGTTTGGATTTCCGCTTGCGCCACCATTGCCTGGACTAGTACCACCAGTTCCAGCACTTCCATTTGTGTTACCATTTAAATTACGATCACGCCAGTCGCTTCCACCGCCACTTCCACCGCCGCCGCCTGCTCCGCCAGTTCCACCTGCGTTACCGCTATTTCCTGCATTACCCGCTGCTCCGCCAGTACCGCCGTTACCACCAGCACCGCCATTACCACCAGCACCGCCATTACCACCAGCACCGCCATTACCACCAGAAAAATTAACTATATTGCTAAATTGTGTTGCATTTCCCACATTGCCGCTGCTGCCTACGCTGCCGCTTGCTCCTGTTCCGCCAGAATTACCCGCAGCACCGCTATTGCCCGCAGCACCGCTATTGCCGCTATTGCCTGCGTTGCCTGCTGTGCCATAACCACCTCCGCCACCACTGCCCCCCGATGAAGTAGTATATCCACCGCAACTATTAGGTGCGTTGTTCGTAGCGTGTCCGCCAGTACCACCAGTTGTGCCACAGCCGCTGCCACCAGCGCCGCCGCTTGGTCCGTTACTTCCACGTCCCTTAGTGCCATTTCCACCGGCACTGCCACCAGGTGTTCCAGCAGAACCAGCAGTGCCCGGACTAGTACAATTACCGCTGCCGGTTCCTTGATTCCCACCACCACCGCCATTGCCGCCAGCACCGCCAGTGCCGCCATTACCGCCTGTGCCTACGTTGCCGCTGTTTCCACTAACACCTTGTCCGCCTTGTCCACCTTGTCCACCGTTTCCGCCAGCACCGCCATTGCCGCCATTTCCGCCATAACCACTTATAGTGACTCTGCGAACACCGAAAGGTGCCTTCCAAGTAGTGCTGCTGTTAAAGGTTGCTGAGCCTGCATTTATTCTTGTGTTGAGTAATAATGCTCTCATTTTTACTCCTTACAGAATTACTGCCTCAATTATAGTTTGGATTTGGTCTGCAATTGTTTCCATTGCAATAGCAAATGTATATGGGCTGCTTTGTTCTTCTGCAATAGCTACACCCCATGGTGATCCACGCAGTGATTGTCCTTTTAATACAGGACCGCTTACACGAACAGGAACTCGTCCCTTAAGTGCAATATAAGTTCCACCATCAAGATCATCATTCATTTTAAAAGCTGGATTTTGACTGACTGTTCCAATAGCACGAACCGCACGACCATCATGTTGAGTAACTTCAGCATCGCCGCCTACCATAACAACAGTTCCAACAGGATATTCCGTATCTGTTAAGTATTTTTCGGCCAAGTCGGCGTATTTTGCGGTGGTTGATGTACCATAGAAACTTGTTCCATAGAAATTATTAGCAAAACTGTAACTAAACATTGTATTGATATTGCCAATATTTGCAGTTAAATTGCCGTTTGTTAAAAATATATTACCAATACCAAGATTTCCAGTATATGTTGGAAGATATGCAGCAACTTGTGTATTGCCATAGGAACTAGTAGTGCCGAATACTGTACCATTTGCCCAATAATAAGCAGCACTATAAGTTGCGGTGTTAGCAACATGATTAGCGGCATACATATTTGCGCTTTGTGCAGTAATGTTGCCGCTTGCAACAACTGTTGTAAATGAACCAGTATTTGCTGTATTAGCACCAATTGCACCAGTTAGGTAACCAATATGTTGTCCGCCACCGCTCGTAGTAAAACTTGGGCTTGTTAGCGAACCAGTACTTGTTATATTAGTTTGTGCATTAGTTATTAAGGTTCCACTTAAACCGCTATTTGCTACTACATAAGCAGCATATACGTTAGCGGTCTGTGCAGTAATATTGCCGCTTGATATAACTGTAGTGAATGTACCACTGTTTGCGGCATTAGCACCAATTGCGCCATTATGATAACCAATAATTTGTCCAGCGCCAGTGATAGTTCCTTGTGAAACTATTGTACTTGTTGCAGTAACTGTTGTAAATGCACCCGTATTGGCAGTGTTTGCACCAATAGCACCAGTGTGATAGCCGATTAATTGCCCACCACCGCTGGCTGTTAAAGCACTAGCCGTTAAAGCACTAGCCGTTAAACTACTAGCCAACGTTACTGCACTGTTAACATTTAAGGTTTCTAAATTACCATATACGGTTTTCCAAGCACTATTATCATAAACGTTAAGAAATTTATAAGTGCTATCCCACCATAGTTGTCCTTGAACAGGATATGCAGGTGGATTACTACTTGTATTACTAAAATTTTCTAAAAGATAAACAAAGTTTTCATTGAGAGCCGTGCCATAATTTGCCAAACTCTTACCGATAAGAGTCAAACTTATTGCGTTAGTATTAGCAGTTCCATCGTTAACTGTGTATGTTACGGTCTGTGCTGAATTTTTAATCGTATATGACATAGCTGATTCCCACTAACTATTTATGGGTTTAGCTAACTAATCTAATTGAGAGACTTGCGTTGGCAGTATCAATCTGCCCATTAGCATCAGCAATCATAATAAGTTGCAATTGATCACCTGCATTGCACTGTAAATATCCGCTGGCAACCATCGGAATGTTAAAAGTATCGCTTAACAAGCTATTAATATTGGTTGCTTCGGTACTTAAACCACTATTTGCAGAATTTTGCCACCATTGCAGTTGTTGCTTAGTATAGTTAGAAGCATAACCAAGACTGACAGCATGCCCATATACTTGATAAACGCCAGCAACTGGACAAGTGAAGATACCAGTTGTAGCATTAAAATGACTACCAATATTAATTGTAACTGATGCTGGCACCATTGTAGTTGGGCTTGCAATACCACTGCTAGTATATGTTCCACCAGATATACCAGTGCCTTGTACAACAGGATTATAGGCTGCGTTTACACGACCATAAGCATCAACCGTGAATACGTTGTTACCACCAATCTGCACAATGAAACTATTGGTTCCACTAACACGATTTAGACCATCGTTAGTTGTTTGTGGACCAATTGTAATCCAATTTAATTGATCATAATATTTCAACTGTTGGTTAGTGCTATCCCACCAGAAATCATTTTGTTGTGGGCTGCTTGGTGTGCTACTGCTATAAAGAATATTAGCAACATCTTGCCAGTAATTACTTGCGGCACCACCACGATAATACTTAATTACGTTATTGCTACTATCATACCATAACTGACCAACAAGTGGATAATTTGGACTTGTGCTATTCGCAAAATTTTCTAACATGCTAACTAAGTCTTGGTTTAATAACTGACCATATGTTGGAAAATTTTTACCAATAAGTGTTAAACTTGTTGATGTTGTATTGATTGTACCATCACTAATTGCAGTTAAGTTGGCACCATTTGTATAGTTTATATAAAAAGTCATGCGTTATACCTGTGAACTTAAGTTGGTTAGAGTTTGTACACGAATTGTGTAATCAATTTGAATAAGACGATTTAAACTTTTCTGAATAGGATGGAAAATAACATGAGTAATCAGATTACCCTGATCAATCGTGCTTCCATTCCATACTTTAAGTCCTAATTCGTCAAACACGTAAGTGTCATTAAAGTTAGTTGTATTGTCAAATGCCTGTTGACCACTTGGCTCACCATAATCTAAGGTACAAGTAACAAAGATATCACTATAAACTGTGCCACTAACGTGACGAATTTCAATTCGGTTACGAGTTGGATCGGTGTTGTAAGTTGAATTATTATCAACTACTTTATAATAAGTTTGATTATAAAGTGAACTATTGCTGCCACTTGTGTTTGTAGGAAGATAAGTGATAACACCAGTTGGGTCTACACTTGTTCCACCATTGCCAAATGCCATTTCACTGATATAACCTTGACCTTGGTTACTGATACTTTGCGCAAGAGCAAGTGAGAAATTTTCATAATGAATCGCATTGCGTTTGTTTACAAATACTTCTCCTGTTTCTGGATTATGTATTTTAATATGACCGCTTAGCGCAATGCCACTTGTCTCGTTAGGACTACTCATTTTTTTCTTTCCAGTATTTTCTGTTATAGTATTTATTGGTTTAGAATTGGTAGTATTTTTCATTTCGTTGCTCTTATAAATTGTGCATATTGAGTAGTGCTAGATTGTAAACTTTCATTGAAATTTGTAAAAATCTTGCCTTGTTTAATTGTACTATTAGCTGTTACGAGTATACTAGTAACAAAAGATACTGTATTGCTCAATAGCAGATTTCCAGTAGATTTAGTTGTCAGGTTTGCAGTAAGATTGGCACTCAACTTGACACTACTATTACCTTTATATATATTAGTTACAGTAGTATTTGAAGGAATAATACCACTTATGTTAGAAAATACATATTGATTTAATGAGATATTGGTTATGTCATTTAAGGCAATAACATTTGTTCCGCTATAAGCATTTGCACTAATAAATTTAACATTTGTAGCACCACCACCTAGATATGTGTCATTTGGTGTGACAACATATGTATCACGACTATTTGGTATTTCAAGAGTGCTGCTGCTATCAATCACACGGGTGCCACTAACATATAGATTAGCTGCACCAGTTCCACCTGTTGAACGACGAACATTGCCTAAACGTTTATTAACCGTATCTATTAGACCATATGTAATACGCTCACCGTTAATAACAACAACGCCTGCTGTATTAGTGATTGGTTCTGGGCTTTGAAGAGTGGTAATATCACTTACATAAATCCATTGATCAGTAATATGTAAATTTGCTGCCAAGAATGTTTCACGTGCAGAACGAACCGCATAATAACGAGTATTATCATTTAGGTCTTTGAATATACGATATTCTAGTGTAGTTTCACGCACAGGTTCACCAAAGATACGAACCCCAATAACACTTGTTGAACTTATTGTAAGTTCACTGCTTAATACTACGATTGTTGGCGTAACGAGTCTAAAATCACGATATGGCAACAGCGGCAATCCACCAGTTGTATTTGGAGATTTAAGAGTCATATACAATTGGTTAATATTTGTTACTGCACGTGGCAGAGTATAATATATGGTACCAATGAAATTACTTAATTCATTATCAAATCCAACTGTGTCAAACCCAGTCGTATCAAGACCATTATCTATTACACTTGTGTTATTAGTATCGCCACTAAACAACTTAGTATATTGTTGATTAACATCGTGATTTCCTTGAGTAAAAACTGTTAATTTACTAGGTATAGAAATGTTAACCGCAGGATTAATCCAAAGTTGGTTGCCATCATAAATTTTAAAATCACTTTGGCTGCTATCGCTGAATACGATTAAACTTCCACTATTTGGTGCAACGGTAAATTGCACAATTGGCATAGCAACATTTGTAGGGTCATGATATATTGTATAGTCAATATTGTTTGTTTGTAAAACATTATCTATCAACACCATTACTTCTGCATCTGTAATATTAGCAATATTTTCTACCCAACTATTAGTTAAACTAAAGTTTTTAGTAATACCATCGCCAATATTATATGTTTGTTGTGGAGGCAATAGGTCACTGCCATTCAAACGAACAATCGCATACGCACTGATAGGTTGTGCATATATTTCTGGATTGTCTATTGTAAAGTTATAACCAGTTGGATAATTTGCTGAAGTAATAACAAAGGTTTGCTCATATATTTCACTGTATGCACGAGTTCCAAGTGGAACTCCATATAAATGAACTTGAACATAATCATTAGCATTTGGTGCAGTATTAAAACGAACTGCTAATATTCCCCTACTATTTTCTAATTTATTAACCAATGTCCAATTGTCAACCTTGATACCATTTACTTTGACATATGCTTGTTCAACACTATTAAGTGTCGAATCATCTATATTAAAGTCAGTTTGCACACCATCAGCATAATAATCTTGGTCAAAGATTGGACTTTCACCATTACTACCAAACATCATAACATAGAAAAATGTTCCTACTTGGGGTTCATATACGGTAGTAATAGTTTTTGTTTGATAGTTTATAGTATAGTGATAAGTTTCAGCAATTGGTCCAAGCGCACGGTCAATTACATAGAATTTCTCAATACCACCCAGTGGATAATCAACACCAGTAACTAGTGGATCAAAACTAAACGTTTTACTTCCAACATAGTTAGATGTAAAGATTTTAATGTCTGGACCACCATTTTGTATAGGAAGTGTCTTGACCTTGATATCTAAGGTATCGTTAATGATACTTGGCACAAATTCTTCTGGTGCATGGCTGCTATAAGTGTCAGTAAAAGCACCGCCGTCTACATTAATATCTTGTGGACGCAGCCCCAAACCAGTATCTGTGAAGAGCGAACGAATAATAGTATCTTCGGTTTGTGAACCATAAACATCATATACGTTTTCCACATCTTTTGTAGCTAGATCATATGCAATGCTATCATAGTTATTAACATCATAACCAGGAGTTTGATTAAATGCTGGTCCTAAAATTTGATTACCAGAATACTCAATTCCTACCATTACTTGTGCAAGATCACGACCAGCCATTCCGCTTATTGGTGCATAATATGACCATACACGGTCACATGCATTATCAAGCCATAGTCCATTATATGCTACCAAGCTGGCAGTATCAAAATTAAGATTGGATGTAAATGTTTCTGTTGCAACATAACTTGTATTTTTGTAAACAACAACATCATTTATTGCATATAAAGTTTGTGGATACCAAACTTTAACACGCAATTCTACAAACTTGGTAAAGTCAAATGTAGAACCACTAGTATGATTAGTAATAACACGATATGGTTGCGCTTCATACACAATAACTGTATTAATCGTATAGGCAGTATTAGCAGCCCAATCAATAACTGTATTGAAATAAGAAATACGATCAAATTTAATATAGGTGTCTAGGGTACGAGTTAATCCGTTTCCAACAATAGCAACAGCCTTAGCGCCAGTTCCTACACCATTGATTTGAACTGTAGCATATGTATAGTTGACACCATTATTTGTAACAACAATAGTATTTACTGCACCATTAACAATATATGCACGTGCTGTGGCACCAGTTCCATCGCCATTGATTAAAACTTCGGTTGTTCCATCATAACCGCTTCCACCATCAACAATGTCAACGAGTCTGACATTATATTTGTGGTTGATAACCCAAGGTTGATAAAGCGCCTGTGTTGCCAATATAGTTGTATCAAGAGTATTTCCTAATTGTGGGCTGCGATATTTTTTTATTACTGTATTATAATAAGGTTGCAGATCAAAATCAGTGGCATTTGTATAAGCATAATCTAGTGCATTATTATTATCATACTTTGCAACATACTGTTTGAGTTTAGTATGGAATGGTTTAACTTCACTGAAGAAATCTGTAACAGTGTTTTCTGGTTGTGGAAGATAAACAGGAAGCTGATCCAAACCACGAACACGATGATATAGGTCAACAAATGAAGTTTTCATCATCCAATCTGTTTGTAGATGTTGACTTGCAATTGTGTCAATCATCAATGTCAGAGTTTGTTTATACTCAGTTCTATATTCATTTGTTAACAAATAATTAGTAACAACGTCAAATATTCTATTAAATTCTAAATTACTATCAGTGTCAAATCCAACTGCTTGGAATGAACTTGTTTGGAATCCTTGTCCAGCAGCAACCTGACTATAAAGGTTTTCTTTGAATTGAATAGTAGCATTTTGCTGCGCAAGCAATTCAAGATTTGCGTAGTTTACAAGAACAATTTTCCAACCACCATTTGTACTATTACGAACATAAATTATATCATTTACATTAAGTGATAGTTGACTAATATCACTTTCGTTATCTACTGATGTTGTGATAGGAACTAATGGATTATAGTTAGCACTATACCAATCACTATAACTCCAATAATCATTTAGATTATATGTTTGAACTTGATATGTTTCCCAACTTCTAGTATTTGGGAATTTTACAATCAAGCGGTTTAAACTCCAACCATTGTTATGTGTGTTGCTATCTTGTAACACAAGCACACTATCGCCAGCAGCATATGTATTTTTGTCAAGATAACCAAGTTCAGTTATATTAGCAACTACTGTTTTATAAGTGCCGCTGCTTGGTAGTGGATCGCTGTTGTTTAGTGCAGCAATTGCCTCACTACGAGTTAACACCATTGGATATGTTTTACATATATTGTTAATTTTTTCTACGTAAAGCTGACGAGCAAAATACTGATTATTAAACAAACTTTGACGAGGAGCAGTATCCATTCCATACTTTTGACCAATTGGTAGATTAGGATCAGGAATGATACGACCGCTTGCATCTTGACCAGTTAAACTATCATTTAGTTTATTGATAAATTCAATGGCAACACCAAGATCAGTGCCATCATCAAACATTGTCCATTCACTGTGAACAAGTTGTGGTTTTAAAGTATCTTTATATTCAATTACAAGATTTGTATCATCTGTAATAATATTCTGTGCATTGAATACAGCAAATGCATTAGTTCCAACAATGGCAGCAAACGGTTCACTGCTGTTTCTAGCATTAGCAATATAACTTTGAAGTTCAAGAGCGCTTGGACGACTGCTATTAGTGCTATTGGTACTGTTATGAATCCAGAAATAGTATTTTGTTACTGGTTGACCAGTATTTTCATCAATTACTATTTGGCTACTATATACATCATTTACTGTATAAAGTGGTTGAGTTAGTGGGTAACTTGTTGCATAATCTTTAGGCAACTGATCACTTTCAATCCATTCATAAATGGTTACAGTACTAGCAGGGAAAGCAAGCCCCCACTTGTTAAATTTTTCAAGAGTATTGCCCTGTGAAGCATCATAGTATTTTATGCTATTGGTATCCCACCAAAGTGTTCCAACTTTTTCACTTCCCCATGCATTTTTACGATCATATGCAAAACTTACAGTTGTAGGAACATGATTATAAACGGCTGGGTCATAGTTGATTGTATAATCAATATAACTTTCGGCACTGTTCGGTAGTGCACCATGTGTTAAATCATATACTGGCAGATCAGCAATAAGTCTGCTGCTTTTAGTATTGTATAGATAAACACGCTCTACAATTCTGCTATCAAACTTTTCACCTTCACTGCGAATATTTTTCCAAATTGGTTGTGCATTCTTGTTATAGTAAACATACATTGCGCCGGTATTGTTGCCAAGAATCTTAGCATATGGAGCGCCTACTAGAATAAAATTATTGCTAATATCAACACCACTAGCATATCTGTCAAGCGCACCAGCAAACTTGTCGTTAAGTAACGTTGCATATGCAAAACTGCCTTGATCGCTTGCTGTTTCAGTAGCACTAGTTTGATATTCATAAACATGTGCTGCACCACTGCGATAAACAATGTCTACATAACGAACAGTGGCACGGTCAAATGTTGTTTTTGCGCTATCAAATGTGGTAGTAATACGAGTATTTGATAGGGTACTGCCAACAACCAACGTATTTGCATCTGGACTTATGCTCAGTATTTCACCAAATCTTGCGGTATCTTGCACAAGTGGATTGAACATTTTTTGTACAGATTGCCATTGGTCAATACCCATTGTTGATAATGGATTACCATATTCATTACGCATGTATATCTTGCTTGTTGAATGCAGATCGCTGCTACTAATATAAATTGCGCCGTTGCTTATTACACCAGCAGTTATATAAGGAATCTTTGCTGCATTAATAGTGTTTGCTGCTTGATATACATCGCTGTTGTAATAAATTGTAGAATATGGCGGTCTTAAAGTTTGACCAAATGTTACAAGGTAATCATTAATACGAATACTGCTGTTTGCAGTAACTATGAAATTAGTTTTATTACCAACAATATTGCCATACATTCTTGGAACATTTACAAGACGATATACTGCACCATTTTGTGAACTGCTTTGTGAATAACCAGGCGCACTACTAAACGCTAGGCTACCGTTTTGACTTAGTTTAACTGCTTGACCAAAGTTACTGTTTTGTTGACCAACATCTGTAGTTGCAATTTTAATAGGTATAAACTGATTAGTTTCTACATTAACAATGCTTCCACTGCTTGGAATAGCTGCCAATACAACCTGATTTGTAGTATAGTTGAATGTAGCTGCAACATTTGCACCATCAACAGTTACACTAGGATGTGTAATTACATTTGGTGTGGTAATAGTAGTCAAACCAACAAGAGCATTGCTTAATTGGAATGTGCTTGTTGTGCCAGTTGCTACAAAATTTTCAGCAGTGCGTTCAAATACATATGTTTTGCCTGCATTAGTATAAGAAGTATCTGTTGTTGCAGTGCTGCCAGGCGCACCAATTACAACAATTCTACCGTCGTTGTTTGTGCTTACACTGGTGCCAAATCCACTTACTTCAGGATCATCTGTAATAATACGGTTTACTTCAGTAAATGAACTTTCATATATCAGATTAATAATTGAATTATTTGGAGGCGCAACGTCAAAAGTAATTGATTCTTGTGATGGGGTTTTAATATAATCCAAACCAGGAACCTTTAGAACACTATTAACATACACTTTAATATCACGAGCACTTAGATTTAATCCAGTTGCATTAATAGGATATGAGAATGAAGTACTGCTGCCATCACCTGTGCGTGTACTTGTTGCAGCTACTGCTACATTGCTGTACTTGTAAACATATACACTGTTTGTTGCTGGTTCGCCAATGAATAACCAATTTCCATCGCCGCTTGCGCTTATGCTTGTGCCAAATGCACTGCTTGGCGTAACGTTAGGATAAATTCCAATTTTTTGGTTTGCAGAAATAGTTGCAGCATTTGTTAATCCAATCAAATTGTAAGCACTTCCAATTGAAAGGTTTGAAATAACAGTTCCATTGGCAATGTTTGCACCAACAATTGGCTGTCCGTTCGCAACGCCATATAGTGACTGATATCCATTAACAATAAAATGTGAATTATTTGTTGTTGTTGCTGCTGAAGTAATAGATTGAGTAATACCTAAATTTGAACCAACAAAAGTAAGTAGGTTTCCAGTTGGTGTAGTTACATTACTACTAAGAGTAAGAACTTTATACCCTGTAATATTACTGATACTTTTAATATATGTCCCAACTGGAATACCGTTACCTAAAACTGGCATAGTATTTGCCACAATTCCAGTGATAGATTGACCAGTATTTCCAATGTAAACATTGGCGTTGCTGCTTGTAATATTTGCATAAAGAGTAGTAAAGATTGAACTATTGGCAGTTAATATAGTAGCAGCATCACTAAACTTAAGTGTGGCATTTTTAGACATTGTTATGTCATTTAAAGCTGCCACAGGAGTTAGATTAGCAATAGTAGTTCCACTTGGAATGCCTGCACCCACTACTTTCATACCTACTGCAAAGTTTGCAAGACTATAACTTGCAGTTTGTGCAATATTTGCAGTTGTGCTTAGTGTTGCAGTTGGACTAATCAATATATAACTATTGCTTGTGCTAAATCCAGCACTTAACACATATAGATTATCATAGTGAATTGCTTGATTTAGACTAACTTGCTGACTGTTAACAACAGCAGTGTACACAATACCTTTATTGCCGCTTGGAGCAGCAATAATAGCAATGTCATTGCCGTTAATATCGACATTAGCGCCAAAGCTAGCCGAACTATTTGCAGGAGTTAAAATTCCAATTTCTTGCCAAGTATCATCTTGTTTTTTACCGTAAACAAATGCTTGACCTGTTGTATTTCTACTACTTGCACCAACAACAGCAAATCCTTGATTGTGATTTATCTTTACGCTGCTGCCAAAATTATCGGTTGGTTTTGTAAACACAGGACTGCGTGTGTCATTATATACCCAACTATTTGTATTTTGTTTTACAGCGTATCCATCAGGTCCATTATCAATATAAACAATTTCACCAGTTTGCCATCCACGTACAGGAACAAATGCGGCGAAGTCATTAACTGTGCTATAACGAACATTGATTAATTTAAACAACTGTGCGTTTAATTGTCCGCTGCTAATAGTTACATTGTTATTGATTTTAACAGTAAATGTTGTATTAGTTACTGCACTAATGCGATAAAATCCACTTAGATCAGCAATACTGCTTGTGCTTTGTGCACTGTTAATCTTTGCATTTCTTAACATAACATAATCAAGGTTAACAAGATTATGTGCACTATTTGTAGTAAAAGTAAGTTCAGTTGGGCTAGTATGTGATACGCCAATAACAAATACACGACCAGTTTGGCTTAAGCGATACACGCCCCATTGATTTCCGCTATCTGCAGCAATCCAAACTTTACTGCTTTCGCCCATTACAGTATTCAATCCACTAATATTGTAAATTTTGCTAATATCAAATACAGTTGCGCTTACATCTGCAGTGTTTACAGGACCAGCATATGGAATTATTTGCTTAGATGGTTCTGTTTGAGCAAAGATATTAGTTTTATAGGTTCTTGGACGAATAACCAAATCACTTGGCTTGACAGTATTGTATATGTCACTTCTTGCATCGCTTTGATTTGTAAATTCAAATAGATATTGGTTATTGATTGCTATAGAATTTCCAATACTAAACTCTAGTTTATCTGTATTAGCGGTTCCACCATAGTTGCCAAGTTTAATTGCCCACTGTTCACTAATACGTATATCACTATCAATACGTTTTTGTTGATTACGCAAGAAAGCATTTAGAACTGCTTGTGTTCCTTTTTGTGCAATCATACCAAGATAGAACTTATATTGACTTGTTATATCTAATCCAAGATCAGTAAAGTATTGGCGGCTGGTAAATCCAGTTTCGTGTTTACCAAGTAAATCGGCTGCGCTATTTAAATCTGCTGCATCAGGATTATGGAAGTTGGCAAATTGAGCAGCACCCGATGCCATATTTGGAATAAGTTCTTTGTCAAGTAAAGAACCATTAATCGGATACCAATCACTGATCGCAAATTTTTGTGTACCAGGAATAAATTTTTGTGCAGCAAAGTATTGATTCTTAAGCAGAACAATATCGCCAGTATAATAATCAGTATAACTTACCCATTGTGGAATCTCGCTTACATTTACAAAGAAACCTGGTGCATAAAGTGAACCATTCCAATCTTGAGTTTTTGCGCCATCTACACGAAGACGGAACTGACGACTACCAACTTGCTCATCATAAAGAATATCATTGAACACTGTATTATTATCAAATATAATAGTGTGTTCATACTGAACAATAGCAATATCTAAAAGATGTATACCTTTTTGTGCATTCTTCAATTCTATAGAGAATGTATTGTCATCACGATAAACACGATAATCACGACCTGTTAATGTTGTATTATCACTGTCTACAACTTTAGTATAGTTGTTTGTATTAGAAATAGTATCAACAATTCCATATGGTGATGAGAAATTAAGTTTAGTTCCAGCAGGTGTTAAACTGATTACAGTGTCATTACCCCAATTTTGTTGGTTCCAAAATAAAAATTCTTTTGCTGCAAGTGTCCAATCACTTTGTGTTGTATTATCAGCAAGGAAGTTATTGAATGAAAAACCTTGGCTGGTTAGATAACGACCATAACTTACAAGAAAATCTACAACTTGTTGCTTGTTATTAAATATTGAACCATATGGATAAGATGCTACGGTATCTTCGCTGTCCTTGTAAATGATAGCGGTTTCACTTCCAACACTAATTCCATAGTTGTTGGCACTTACACGGCTAGGTATAGTCAAGAAGTACGGGCGTGCTTTGTCAAATCCAGTTACTTGATATCCACCAGTTACTTTTTTAACAATTACTGCACTATATACAGCACGAGCAACAGGAGCACTCTTGGTTACCTTAACACGATAGTTTTCTTGCGGAATAATAACACTACTGTTTGTGCTTTGTGGACTTACTTGGTCAGCAACAATAGTTAGATAACTCTTGTCTGTGTATGCACCCATCTTATAAACAAGATTGAATGTGCTGTTTCTAGCAATATTAATCCAATTCTCATTGACATCTAAGTTATTGCTGACAAGATAATCACGAATCCAAACATTGATACCTGGTATATAATCATTAGCATCAGTAATACTGTAATCAAATACACGACTATTTGACTTACTATTGATTATTTGATTTAAATTGCTGTTGTATGTTAAGTCACGAGTATTGTACTTTAGCGCACAGTATTCTGCTGGTCTTGCCAATGCCCATGCAATTTGTACTGCAAATGGATAGCTGCTGCTACGACGCCATGCAGTTTCTTGTGGACTTTGATCACCAACTCGCCAATTAAGTGCAGCATCATTTGAATTATAATTTACCACAACGCTCTGTAGCGGTGGAAGTAGATTACCATGACTATCTACAGGTATGATCTTACTCAAGCCTGTGCGAGTATAACTGCTATTAATATAACTTTTATTTGGCGCACCATTATAAACAAAACCAAGTTCTAAATCACCCCAGAGAACACTGTTTTCACTGCTATATGGCGCTGGACCATAGCGGTTATCCCACCATGTTGGTTTTTCTGCAAATCCTAGCATTTCCCAAGGATTGGTATGTGGACGATCAGTATCATAGAAATAATTATAGATACCACGCCAATAACCAGGCACAGAATTACCAAATATCTTATCAACACCGCTGCTATAATTGTAGGTGAATACATCATTGGATACAGTTGTATTTGTAAAGATATCTACATTGTTGGAATTACTCCAACGTAAATATTCTGAACTTAACAATTGTGTCCATTCAGGAAAACTATAATCACGCACACGGAATGCACCTGGTTCTACGCTTATTAAGTCATAATCAGTATTGTTAGCATAATCAACTGTTAAATTGTTATAAACACGCTTTTCAAATTCAAGCAAGATATTATCACGATAGTCACCATATCCAACTGTGAAGCTGCCATCGTGACCAACGATACCAAGAATGCCATTGCCTTCACCTGATACTGCATATGTGTTATCGTAAACGATTTCAGGTTTAAATTTTGGATAAACACCAAGTTTAGTTGGAGTAGCAGGTACGTTGCAACCTTGAGTTGATTTATATTCATTGGTAACGATTTTATCACCACGACTCAAAGTTACGCTGCTATTGATTACAATAGTAGCGCCAGATATAGTATAATCTACATTATTAATAAGCAATACGCCGTTTAGATAAACAAGAACTGCACGATATTCTTTTGTTGCATTTGTATAAGATTCTGTAAGGTTATATGTACGATAAGTTGTATTTTGAACAGTGTAACTATTTTCAACATAATTTTTTCCACCTGCTATCATATCAGTATAATAGAATGTAGAATTGCTATTGGTTGTTTGCGCAAATTCACTTAAAATATCATCAATATTATCACGATAGTTAGATGGGTCGGGAAATTCTCGTTTATTAATATAGTCAAGCAATTGATTTTTGAATACTGCATAACTATCTGCACCAAAACGAATTGCTGCAATTGGATCAACATCATTGTTGGCATACATTAATGCGGCTGGTCGTAAACTTGCGCTATGTTGCAGCAATTTACCGCCAACATAGTTAAAGTTTAAATCACGGAAATTATTGCTGCCAGCAGGTTCACCTTGCAGATTTTGTAAATTATTACCAATTTCAATAAGGTGGTTACGAATTTGTCCAAGCGTAATAGTAGTAAATTCTGTATTCTCACTATTATTGGTTAAGTTGCGAGGCATAGTATATGTTTGTTTATATGCGGCACTAGTGCCAAATATCTTTACGAATACTCTATCGCCCACAGAAAGATCATAGGTGAATACTATCTTACTAGTAATAGAACTTGTTTGTAGTGTATATGTGCCTTTTTGTAAAACATTATTAACATAAACAAATACGTTATTTTCATAATAACTGTTAGCGTATACAACACCTAAATCAAAATTATTTTTCTGAACACCAGTTGCAGAAAAAGTTTTTGTTATATATTGTTTGCTCTTATCTTGAACACGATACCAACCATTGGCAAAGGTATAATTATTCCAATCCTTGATAACCGCAGCATATCCAATGTTTACATTTAATACTTTGTCTGCTTGGTTTAGATTATAGTTAAAAGTTTCTGTTTGGTAATAGTTGTCAAATACAATATCACCGAGATTACCAATACTTTTATAAACTAACGGAAATCCAAGTTCACTATCACGAGCACCAGTTCCAACTGCATATCCAAATAGTTTAGAACCAGCAAAAGAGCTACTTGGGTATAGTGATTGATCACTTAAACTATAACCATTGCTGTCAATAATATCAAATAGCGGAAATTGCGGACGACTATTGCGAATCTGAGCACGAGTCCAACTGCCATTTGCATAATAATACATATTACCTTGGTCAACTACACCTTCCATAGCAACAACGGTGTCGCCATCAGCAAATGTGTCGATGGGAATTAAATGTACTTGGTCTGCACTGTTATCAAAGGTTATTGTAGTTCCACTAGGAATTTCAGCAATAGTATTATTGCTTATTGTAACAACGCCATTTGTGCTATCAAGTGCAACAATGGTGGTATGTGGAGGAATATAATTTAATAGAGTTACTGACTGTCCAATTGCCAAATTAGTAAAAGTATTAACAAATAATTTATTTGTTCCACTATTGACAAATGCGTTTGTTGCAACGTTATAACTTGAAGTTGCACGAGTTCTGTTATTTTGAACACGATAAAGTGTTTTGCGAACATCAGGGTTCGTATCATTAATAAATGCAACTGTAACGCCATTTAGTAACTGTATACCATCAGTATTATAAACATATCGGTTATTTGCTGAATCATAAACTGTTTTTGGTATAGCAAAATTATTAAAACCTTCAATTTGTGCAAAGGCATCCGTGGTTTTACTATCGATACAAGTTACAGAACCACGATAATTTGTTCCATAGTTGAATAGTTTATAATTTGGCAAGAACTCAACAATCGGGCGTTTTGCTTGCTGTGTTGCATCAAATGCATAGGTTCCATTATTTTTCTCTGCTGCATATTGTAGCACATCACGATGGAACCAACGATTATTGCGACTCCAACTATTGCCATCTACGCTAGCACGATTTATTGTAATATAATCTTTTTCTTCTGGACTATTAGTTGTCCCATCATATCCTGTTTCATCATATCCACGACTGTTACCAAATGAACTGCCAAGATTTGTATTGATAGTTTCAGGAGTAACTAAAGTATCATATTTTATAAGTTTGATACTGCTGCCAACGCCTTCAACAATATATTCATTGCCTTGATATTCAGCAGGCAGTACATAACCAGTAAACTTTACCTTAAGTCCACTTGTAAACTGTACCCCATTTGGACTTGTGTAATTTGGACGACCGATAATATCATCAACATTGAGCAAACTCTGTGGATCAGGTTCAACAAGTTGAATTTCACCATAGATAAGAGGATTATCTTGGTCAACATAAAAAAGAACGCTTTGTTGTGCACTTAGTGTTGGAAATTTAGTGATTACATTTACTGAACTCTTGTAAGCATAAACGTGACCATATACATCGCCTTGACCAACGAATACTTTATAAAGCGGAGTCCAATCAGTAACATAACTTAATGACATCGTTCTATTAGATTGAACATTGATTTGCCAAATGCCAGTGCGTTGACTGCTTGGAACGCTTCCCCAACCAGTGGTTGAGGTCAGTACAATATACTTTGTATCAAATGCACGAACACCATCTAAACCGTTAGTTAAAATAAAATCATCATAATTTTGACCTTGAAGTTGTTGATAGGTCACGCCATCAACGATCATATCAACGCTTTGTGCTAGGGTTGGATAGCTTAACAAATAATCTTGTGCGGTTGATTGTGGCACATTAAATGTGATAGTTCCAGTATCAACACCGTTATTAGTTACACCCAATACTTGACGAGTAGAGATATTGTTTTGAACACTGCTTACGCCGCTGGTTCCAATTTCAGTTTGAATCCATAATTTATGTCCGCCCTGACTAATATTAAATTCATAAGTGCCACCACGAACTAGGGTAATGGTTGGATTAATAACAGTGGTATAACCATCAACAGTGTATCCACTAATGCCTAGCGCAGCACTTTGAAGTTCTGTTTCATTATTAGCAACATAACTGTTGCGATGGAAATAATAATTTTTTTCAGTAGCAACGCCACTTGCAGTTACATCAACTGTTTGTGGTCCATTTGGCACCCAATAGTACTGACGATGATTTGTAATCTTGTCAAGGTCTATAAACCCATTGTAACTATAATAACGATTTTTAAACAAACGTTCATGGTCATTGTTAATGCCGCCATCAGCAACAATCTGGTTTAGCAAATCTACATAATTATAAACATTATTAATTTTATAAGTGTTTGTTCCAAGTTGGCGCTTCCATAGTACAATGCCTGGTTCAAGTTGATAAAATTGACTATAATTGTCGCCTTCTGCAATATAATAATCATTCTTATTAAACACTGGACTTTGATCTTGCTGACCAATATAACCATAAAATTTCTTAAGATTTGGTTCTTGAATCAACGGATCAAGAGTTGCATTTAAGAAACGTTTATTGGATAACGTCTTGAATACTGAGGGTAGAAAAACTTCACTTTTACGCTTTGCCATTATTAATAACTCACATAGTACTGACCGATGCCAGCACTGTTAATACCACTTAACACACCTTGGACTATTTGAACATTCTCAACAGTTGCTGCACTTAAAAATAATTCATTTGGTTGACAACGAATTTCGTATAAACTACCAAAATAACTATTAATATCAGCAGGAATTAGCACAATAGAACTTATATAATCACTTAATTGTTTATGAAGATAACCAGAAAGTTCACTGAAATAGAAAGTATCTCCAAAATCCCAGTTATCTAAGCTGAAATATGCATTTACCGTATCAATGACACGACTTTTAACTTCAGTATCACTTAGCGTAGTGCTAGGATTTTTAACAACTTGGAAATTTGCTCGTAAACTTGGAATAGCCTTTGTACCAAATAACAATTTATATACGCCTGCATTCAATATCATTTCATCACTTATCATTTTATAATTAAACAATCCGCTATAAGAACTGTTTAATTGAACACTATCAAGGTCAGCAGGTTTAGCAACTACGCCAGTGGTATCAAGAACGTAATTACGATATGCTTCGTCATAACTGCGTGTTAAAATATAGGTGTCAATAAGATTAGTTGCCGCAGGATCAAGACGACGAGTATTTTCAGCATTGTGTTGATATTCAAATACTAAATCTTGACGACCTATATACGCATAATAATTTGCGGTAACATCAACTACTGTTACAACACCATTTACAGATTGTATTTGATAGAATGAATCTTCTGATAATGCATAAAAGACAGTTCCTACTGGAAAACTATTACGAACATAGTTAATATCACTATAAGTTTTATAAATTGAATTTACTGCACCTGTTGGCGATAACTGCAAACGAAGCAAGTTATCACTGTCAATATATGTATTATAAAATATATAATTCATACCATCTGTAGTCTCAGTGAATATATCTGGATCGGTTGGCAACTTGCTAGTATTACTAATAGGATAAGTTACATAGATGCGTGTGCTATCAGTATAACCATCATTTAATACTACATTTTTATAAATGTTCATATTAACTTCACGGGAAATTCCACTGTTTACAGTTAATAATCTTATATTATCTTTAACAATAGTATTTGTTGCTGCATCATAAACAGGCAATGGACTTGTTCCGATAAAAGATACTTGCTTGCCACTGCCAAATACAAAGTCAAGTTGACGATATGTTACTGTGTATCTTACCCCATCAGTTGTAAAATACATTAACCAACTGCTATCATTCGTTGAATATTGTGAAGCAAGATCAAATTGTGGTAGTTGATTGCTAGTACCCATATTGACGCTGCTTATAGGAATAATTGTCCACGGGTCACTTGTTGTGCTTGCAGTTTTATTATAATCATAAACTAAACCAAATTCAGTTTTGTTTAGAATATAATTGGTCATAGCATTAATTGTTGTATTTTGAATAGTAGTTGCAAAGGTTGTATACACACGACTAACAATAGCGCCGGTTGGAATACTTTCACTCAGCGTAACTGCACCAATATTACGACCAGCAACCAACACAGTACTTGCACCAGTTCCAGTGACATTTTGAATACTTGCCCAAATAACGGTACGATCACTTGTTAGCGTTGGATTACCGTTTACAAGCGTATTAGTAGCATCAAAATAATAACCAGTTGGTGCAGTAAATTTAATCAAGCTGTTAGTGTTTAAAAACTTACGATAATTTGTAATACTGCTGCCAATTTGCACAGGAGTTTTGGTAGTATCGCTAGGGTCTAGGAAGAAACCTGTACTTGTTGTGGTATCATCAGTACTGCGAGTCCAAGTAGTTGGCTGCAACACAGTAAAATCAAGTGGTGTCCAATTTTCATAATAGAACTGACGCATTGGATAATCTTGGATAATAGGAGTAATTTGGTTATTAATAACCTTTAAGATGTCATTGCGACTATTATAGGTAAAATGAAAACTTTGCACAAAATCATCTTTATAAAACACACCATCACGAGCATAAAGATCAGTAGATGTATATTTTCCAGTTGGGTCAGTGATATCTAAACCACGAGACACGCCACTAGCAAAACGATTTACAGATTTTACTTTTACGATATCGCTATAGCTTGTGTATGGGAAAGTATTATAATCTTCGCCATTAACCATACGATTTTGTGCATAATATGCTTGTGGGGCTTTTTGCTTAATATCATTTGTCAAGTCACGACGTGAAGAATTGCTTACAGTATATTGTAGGCTAGCACCAATAGTAAGAGTTTCTGGGCGACCATTAGCACTGATATAAGGAATAGCCACACTAATATTTGCCATATCACTTGGAGCAATGCGATAAGTTAAGCCATTTGATACACGATAATATGCACGATAGTTGCCAAGTGGAATTTCACTGAAACTTCCATCGCCAAATACAAGATCAATTTGGTCATTAATACGAGTGTTTACACTATAAAGTGTGCGAATACCACGAGCAGTAGAATTGTAAATGGCGTTTGTACCAGAAGTACTTGCAACCTTTGTCCATTCATTACCAATGGTACCATTAGTAATTTCATACATCCAGATATCACTGTTATTAATGTTGGCTACGTCAATCCCAAATACACGATTGGCTACTTTTTCAGTAATAGAAAAATCAGTAGAATTTAACACACCTTGCTTAAAGAATAAGAAGAATCCTGTGTTATGACTTGCATTACCACGACTATCATTTTGATAGATGATACCAAATTGTCCACGTGTGCCAGGATCATATTCACTAATTGTGTCACTTGTTAAGATATTTGCACTTACTACTTCAAAGTTAGTTGCAACATCGCCTACTAATGCGCCAAAAGTAAAGATAGGTAGAATAGTATTTGGAACTGCAATGTTATATTGTTCAGTCTTGATACCATTAATAGTCTTGCTAGCATAAGGTTTACCAACTTTCTGGCTCTTATTGATAGCAGCATTCATAATTTGTGTAAATTGATTTACCCAACTTGCATTATTAGCATCATTCCAATTGATGGTAGTACGACTTAAATTTGAACCATTGATATCAAATAGGTTCTCAGTTGTGTTGACACTGTTAATCTTTAAGAAGCCACTTGCGGCACGATTACGATTTGGAACATAATTTAATTGTTTTACTAGTTTCAGGACGCTATCACGGCGTTCTGCTGTTTCTAAAAAGTTTTCACGTGCATTGAGGTCTGTTCTAAATGCGACACTTTGTGCAGTAAATGCAATAAGGTCAAGTAGGGCTACATACTCACTGCTTTCAATGAAATCATTAAAATCTTCAGCATAATAGGTCTTGACATAATCAACCATAACCTTGCGCAGAGTTTCAAAGTCGTAACTTTGGAAATCGGCATTAGAAAATGTTGTATATATTTTCTTCCAATCTTCCGCAGCAAAGATATTAGTTTGACGAGCATTAGTAGCCATTTATAAACCTCTTATTATTTATTTTAAGAATTATATACGACTATTAAAGTACGTAAAGTCTGCTGCTTGACTTATCAAATAGCACACTTAAATCTGCTACTTTATTGTCAGTGGTAAATTGAAGAGAAAAATTTAGTACAAGTCCATGACCATCTGGACTTTCTTGCACAATTGTTTGACTAACAACATTGAATCTTGGGTCATATGCAATTATTCTATCAATATCTTGCTTAATTTCATTCTTTAATGCTGGTGTAAGAGGATCAAAAAGTCGATTCCAAATAATACAACCAATATTTGGATTGTGAAGTTTTTCACCCTTACGAATCTGCAAATGATTTAATAAATCTTGGACTATGAGATCATTGTCACTGATCGCATAGGGTCCAAAATCACGATTAACTGAACTATAACCTTTATATGTTACCATATTAATATTTACCCATTAACAACTTGCTGCTCCTTGCCCAGTAGCAGCACTGCCTCCAGGCGTTCCTTGAGCACCGCCCGGTGCCGCACTGCCTGCGCCAGGTGCTTTTGTATCAGCAGTGATTGGTGCGGTTGGTTGCGATGCATCAGCATGCACTACTTCATTAGTTCTTGGATCATACTTTAATTCTCCAGTATCAGAACTTGGAGCAGAACTGAAACTGCTTCCGCCGCCAGTTCCAGATACTGAGCTTGGTCCACCGCTCATACTATCGCCGCCGCCAGTACCTGATACTATACTTGGTCCTTCACTCATGCTGCTGCCACTGCCTGTACCAGTTGGACTTGAATCATAATACATATATGAATTGTCCGTTGCAGTTGGACTTGAGGTGTTATACATGTATGATGTATCACGATCATATGTAGTATCAGCCGCACTAGATTGTAAAGTGCCGCTATCTTCAATTGATTTAATACCGCTGGCACCAATTTCAGAAAGTGAACTTGGCGTTTGCCCTTGGTCAAACAGTGTTTTCACTGTGCTGTCTTGAATTACTACATTATTACCAGCGTCATCCTTGCCGATATATTGATACTGACCACTTGCCACATCATATGTTCGTTGTAACCCAGGTACTGAGTTATAACTTGGTGGGTTATATTCTGTATTGATACTGCCACCTGGTTCATATGCAGTTGAATCACTGTTACGTGGATAACCTGATGCATAATAAGAGTTACTATCTGCTTCTATTTGCGCAGAGACTGATCCAGTTGCATCACCAGGTTGCTTATCAAGAAGAGGCGATGTTGCGATAATAGTATCTTTTTGACTTTGTAATGTAGCAACATCGTTTTGATATGCGATAGTTCTTGGATCATTGGGACCAAAAGTATCCAATGCATTATTATATTGAGTAGTTTTATTAGTAAGTTGTGAATCAAGTGTGTTAATTTTGTCTTGTGGTGTTGGTTGTGACACAGTAACATTTGTTGATATGCCATTATAACCAGTTCCACTGCCAATAGTTTGTCCTCTTAACTCTGCTTGTTGCGCAGGATCAAGTAAATTGCGACCGTTGCTTGTTGCAACAGTATCTAAGCTATCTGGACGAGTTGGTGGAATCGGAACATCTGCGGGAGGATCAACCTTTGTTACAGCACCGGGTACCTGAACACCATTTGGTGAATAACCATTTGCTGCACTCTTTGCAACATAAAATTTGTCTGCACTCTCTGGACCATTTCCATTTAAAATTACACGTGGTCCGCATGCTTTGCCACTATATTGATCTTGAACTATCATGCCATCACGGTTTCCGTTAGCATCATAGTGATAATCAAGGAAAACTGCAGTATGGCTTTGACCGCTTACACCACCACTGCCAGGCGGTGCATAAGCAGGATTTCCATTTGCATCTGTAAAGTTAGTTGTAATAATCACTGTTCCTGCCTTGATATCGTTTAGAGAAGAACCCATTACATTTTGACCTTGTTGCAGACTTGACATTGTGCCAAAGTTTGGTATAGTAGATTGTGCAAGAGCAGCACATTGTCCATTACCAAATACTTTGCCATTTAAATCTGCAAACACGCCTGTATTTTGTGCAATTGCGCTGCCCGTATTAGAAGTATTATATCCACTGCCTATAGTTTGACGAATAGTATTACCAACGCTTGCTCCAACATCAGCAGCTACGGTTCCAACAACATTGTTGAGAACGCTATTGAGAATATAGTTGCCAATCTGTTGCATTGGACTTGCGCCGCTGTTTACAAGGTTGTTATTAGTTGCTGGATTAACAAAGCCACTATATGGATTTGCACCACTGCTATTTTGCCAAGGCTTAGTAACTGGCTGTGCACCGTTAAGGAAAGTTTTAATATCAATGTTTAGACTTAATGCGCAACCATTTGCTACTTGGTCATAGGTATAAATGATACGACCTTGAATATACTTTATAATATTTGCTGCCCAACCAATACGAGTAGTTGGGTCTTTAAGTGCCACATAATCGTTTGGTCCAATGCCTAAATTATTCTGCATAAAACGAGCAGCATCAACAACTCGTGGGTCTTGTAGATTAGTTGCCTTCAAGTATTGTTGTAACAACTGTGCACACACTGTGCTTGGATTAGCAGCAAAACTATCAAATAAGGTAATAAGAGCAGCAATTCCTTGTTCTGGTCTTGCATATACTGCTAAATTATGTGCAAATCCAACTGCATACGCATCTCCGCTGACATATTGTAGATTGCCAGGATTGTTTTGCAATTCTCCAGTGCTATATTCTGGACTACTGTTGTTATCAGAACTTAAATTGGTTATATCAAAGTATGCACCGCCACCAAAAGTAAGATTTTGAACAAGTGCGGCAGCAGCATAACTTATACCAGTTTGAACAAAACCAGCAGGCGCATAATTTCCAATTGGGTTGCCTTGTCCTTGTAAACCAGGAGGATTGTTTGTATAAACAATAGGCGGAATATTGTTAGTCATTGGACCATAACTTGGTTGAACGCCACCATTGCCAAAATTATTAGGTGCACCATATGGACCAGATGCGCCAGTTGCTTGACCTTGCTGTGAACCATAAGGTTGCTGTGCTTGTGGATTTGGCGGTGAGGCACGACCACTAAATGTTTCTTTGCTTGGCATTCCTTGTGGCGGAGTTGCCTTGCCTGCTTCCATTGCTTTTGTTGCTGCCTTTGTATTAATGGTATGACAAGCACCCTCGGCATCAATGTGCCCATCACTCTTTATCTGTAAACAAGCATCGCCAGTTAGATAAGAATTTTTACCTTTCAAATGCAATGCTGTTTTACCAGTCATCTTTGCGTTGCCATCTGCCAACACATTAACATCTTTTCCTTGTATATTAAGCGCACCATCGCTTACAATATCAACCGTTGCGCCATGTAATTTGAGTGCACCCTTAGTTTCTACGTTAACTTCACTTTGTGCAAAAATGTTTACTTTGCTGCCACTATAAACATTCATGTCGCCTTGTGAGTTAATTTCTACCCAACCAGTGCCTTTACTATTGATAACATAGATGAAGTCTTTGGTATCATTCATCATAATCATATGACCGCCGCTAGTGCGGAAACGCATCATTTGATTTTTGCCATTTATATCGCCATCATCCATAATAAATGTGTGACCACCTTTGCGACCACGAACACCTATTTCGGTTGTGCCTTCACCAACACTACTTGTATCGGTAGGACTCTTTGCAGTACTGAGTGGTTGACCAGGCGTACTAATACCAAATACACTACTAGGCGTTTCACGGAATGCACTACTAGTGCCTGGTCCACGATCAGGGTCTTTTAATAATCCTTGTTTATCCCATATTGCTTCTTGATATTGATGAACATTGCGCTGGTGTGAAGAAAAATTTTGTAAATCACCAGGCGTACTACTACCATCATAAAAATCTACAACAGGAGAAGGGACACCGCTGTTACCGCCAGCAGCACTTATGCCAGGAACCATATGTAAACTTGGCCACTCAGGAATACAACCAAACCAAAATCCATTAAATGGATTGCCGTTAGCAAATGTACAAAGAACTTTAACACCAATATCAGGCGGAACAAACCACATACCATAACTATGTGGATTGCCAGCATAATCTTTATTATCACGAATATCTGTTACGCCGTAAAAAGGCGTACAGTAACTCATAGTTCTCCAACTGCTGTGATCATCAGGATCACCACCAAGTTCGGGAATCCAAACTTGAAGTTTACCGCTGCGAAGAGGATCGGTATTTGCCTTAACAATACCCACATAGGGACCGGGCGATATACGGATACCTTGTGCACTCTCGTGGGTATATGCTCCACTTGTTTTAGAACTATCTTGTAAACTGTGTTCCATTTCTTATCCTTTAACCGCCGTCTTCGCTTAATCCCTGACCACGTGCTCCTGTTATATTTGAATATCCAGAGGCATCTGTAGCACCAACACCACGATTACGAAAATCGTCATTTCTTAATGGACCAGTATAACGAGTTATGTTAGCAACCGTATCTGGTGCAACTACTGTATTGGTAGGTTTTTCAGCAACAGGACTATTGCCAGCATTATTGCTACTTGTTGGCGCAGCACCATTTACACTGTCGCTACGAACCGCATTGGTTGGAGGCGCAGATTGGTTGCGCACACGATAATTTTTCAACTTCTGCGTAAATTTACCACCACTAAACGTACTAGTAACTTGTGCTACTCGATATATTCCACTAAACTCGCTATAGTTGCCAGCAGAATTAAATAAACCGCTAGTATCATCATAATCAGTATTGGGCGTAGCGAAATAAAAGTTAAAAAATACAGCATTTTTATAATTTACACTACCATTTTTAAGATATTGTTCATTTCCTATAAAACTTGGATGACATATAGCATAATCTTGGCTAATCCAATCTGGATCACCGACTATAGTAAAATCAAGACGAATCATATCTCCACGATTATCATATAATTTTTCCATTAAATCTTGAACTGCAATAGCTTTTCCACTTTGCGTAGTAGCACCTGTATTTTGTTGACCAGGCAGTCCACGCAAGTAATGATAGCGAGGTTTAAAAAATCTTGGATCGCTGCTACCATCATATCCGCCGCCGCCATACGGTTGTTGCTGACCAGGTGCATCATTTGCTTTATCTACATACTGACCCGGCACACCATTTTTTAATTCAAAAAATGCCATATTGTAATCAACAGTGGCATCTATAACATCACGATTATCGCCGCTATAGATATACTTGTAAGTTTTAACAATTTGACTTTGATTTACTGGTGCTTGACCAAAACCAGGCGTATCTTGTCCATAATTCATATAAGGAGTTATTACATATTTCACAGTTCTTTGATAGTAATTAGTTGAACTATCAATGTCACCAAATTGTATAACTGGAGTAATTTTCCAAGTTTTTAAAACTTGCGTATCATGTCCGCTATCAGTATTCTGATTTAACATATAATCACTGACAGTGATAACTTTACCGATAAGATCAGTAATTTTTGAACCACCATTTACACGGAAAGAACGTTTATCTGTGCTTAATGTGATTGAACCTTGTTTTCCAAGATTAATTGAATTAGTATCTTTACCACCTGTATTTGGTGCAGATTGTTCTTTAAACACATTTGGGTCTACAATAGAAGCATTGCCAATTTCATCTGCAAATTCAAACTCATAAGTTGTTGGTTTTTTCTTGCCTTTGTTTTCTGGTTTACACAAGTCTTTTTCGTGATTGTTAAGGGCATCAGCAATACCTTTTGTTACAATTACATTAGATATTCCCGCACCACTAGTAACATCTGCCACACTAGTTTGTGTTTTAGGTTCTCTGGCATCTAAACCTGTTCCGTTTGTTTGTGTAGCAACGCTGCTAAAAGTTTTTGCATTAAACAAATCAGTGATAGTGCCTCCTTGAAATTCTGCATGAAATGGAATAGTATTATCCAACCCAGTTAACCCCAATGCATTAACTGGTATAGCTTGACAAGAATATTTGCCGCCACTGGCAGTGACACCAAATTTCATATTAATAAATGTAAACGGTATAAATTTTGTAGTTCCAGGTATGACATCGCCGTTAGAATTTTTAGATTGCGGAACACCTTCATCATTGTATCCAAGAAACTCTATTTTCATTACAAAAAAAGTAGTACTCCAATTACCACCTGGATTAATACTATTTGCTAATATTTGTAATCTGGCAAGGAAGTTGACCGTATAAGGTTCTATAATATCAAATTTAAGTTTAATAACATCGGTTGCACGTGTTCTTCCACCACTAGTATTAACTATAGTTTCAAGTTCAAGATTATCTATTGTTAAATCCGCAGGAAAAAATGTTCTATCTACGCCAATTCCACTACCGCCATCAGCACAAACAAATTTAGCACCATTTAATAGTACACTTTCGTTGCCAGGAAAAACTGCCTTAGAATAAATTTGATTAATTGTTGTTCTAGGTATACCATACAACGATATGCGATATGTATAGTTTGTATAAGAGTGTAATCGGTTTACTCGTGAAGAATTTCCTGTATTGCTACTGCTCGTGTTGCTTACTGCAGTAGTAGGCGATTGTACACCAGTTGCCTTGCCACTACTTGTAACAGTTACGCTTTCATTTCCATTTGGAATTCTAGTAGTTGCGCCTTCTGATAATGCATCACTTGCTCCGCCAAGCGGCAAACTTCTATTGTTAAGTGGTGTTTGATCTGTAAATTGTGTGTTATCTACTTTACTTTGATTATTTGTGCCATCTTCGCTAACGCCACTTACTGTATTAAATCCAGTTCGACCCGCACCAACTTCGGTTATACTTGGGTCAGCACCAAGAAGGGTTGCATCCTTTACTGCTGGACTTGTAACAATATTGGATTGTGGAATACTGGTTCCTTCTCCACTACTTGCAGCAGTATTGTTGTCACCACTTGCTCGTAGGGAATATTGTTGAGCAAGAAGTTGATTTTGTTCTGTTGCGCTTTGTGCCGCAGCTTGAGCAGCCGCTTGTTGATTAACAATAAGAGTATCTGCCGCTGGATCAATTGGTTGTCCAAATCTTTGATTAAAACTATCACTTGCAGCAATTGTTTCTGAGCTACTAGCAGGCGGTAATTCAACAGTTGGTGTTGCGTCTTGGCGAGCAACTTGTGCGCCATATGCTTGTGTAAGTGCAGTATCAAATGCAGAACCTTGAGTAGTTTTTGGTGAAGTATTGATTGCAGTTGTATACTGCTGCGCAGTTATGTTTGTTCGTGGAGTATTAACTAACTGTCCACTGCCAGCGCCAGTATTATTAGAAATAATGGTATCATATGGTCCAATATCTTCAGGTAGCGCAAAAATAGTGTCAAATCCACCCGTTGTGCCGTTTCTTACTGCAACTTCAAGATCAGGATAATTGCCACTGTTTAGGATATCATATGCTTTTGCTTCATATTCTCCGCCAAGTACTGCACCTTTTTGTGCTAACTCTTGCTTAAGCCAAGTTTTCAACTGATTGCTTGCTGCGGTAAGTTGTTCAGTCTTTGTTAAATTGGTTGGCATTTTAAGTTCCTAATGCCGTCTGTAGTGTACTCTTCTGAGGCAAATAAATCACTGTTCCTGCGGTAAAATCCCATAGCGGATCAAATAGCGTATTAGGATTGCGTGCTGCAAATACCCACCATAGACCAGGATTGCCATATAAGTCATAGGCAAATAAATCTGGACGCAAATCATATTGTGCAGGAATAGCAGATAGCATATCATTTGCAAGTTTTGGAATTGCACGATAATTCATTATATCAAGAAATTTACCACTATCAAAAGTAGGAGTGCTGTAATAAGGACTAGTTATAGAATAATTTGTTGGAGTGGTAACCATTATAACCAACCTCCAGTTCCATCATTAGCCTTAACCAGAGCACCTTTTGCAAATCCTTGCAGACTAAATTCATTGCTAGTCTTGTTGCGGCTGTATGTTGGCATTAGACTTAAATTAACATTTAGGCTAGTTGGCATCTTTTGTTTTTCGCCTTTTACAGTGCAACTAATATAATCTACATCATTTGGCAATGAATAACTGAAACTGGTTACAACTACTGGTATATGGTCAAAGGTATAAATTCCGTATGCATCTAAGAACAGAACTGGCGGCGGTGTGCCAGCCAATTGGTCTTTACCATAAAACATTTTAGTAACACTGCGGAAAAAATGCAACATTGCAACCATATATTCTGCTTCTGCAGGATAGTTTGCAGTAAATGTTCCTGTAATATTGATACCATCTACACTGCTATGCTGATAAGCAGGCGTAGTATAATTGGTATGAACAAGGTTCATCATATCATAACTTGCCTTGTGGGTAACTTCAATCGTAGGAGTATATGGAAACAACACGCCGCCTAAATCTGCAAGTGGAGAAAATACTGCACTTGCTCCGATAAACTTACCAGTTTGGTCATAAATGATTACACGATCTTCACTATCATCCTGCCATGCAACATTGCTTGCGCCATTACTTGGTTGCAATAATTGTTCATTGGTAGCACCCTGAGAGATACCGCTGCCATATAAACGCCCATTGGTTGGGTCCATTGTTGCACCGCCAGTTAATCCGCTTACAAAACCATTTAACGCACTGTTTATTGCAGTATCAACTAACTGAGTTTTTAAACTTTGTGTGCCATATTGACTGATATTATTAATTCCGTAGTTAGCATAACTTTGTGCAGGCAAACGATATCCAACTGTGCCTGGTACTTGATTGGTTGGAGTATAGCCAGCAAAAGCAGCAATATTATTCAATACACCATTGCCAATAGGCTGTGATTGTCCTGGATTATAAAATACAGGATTTTGTTGATTTGCAAATGGAGTTCTGCTATAATATTGTTGTGGTGAAAAATTAAATAAAGCCATGACTACCTCAGAAAAATATTTATTAATTTATAATAACCATATATAATAGTAACATGACAAATAAACGCACTCCTTACTTAACCAACAAAGAACTACTCAAAGAAATTGCTAGAAGCAAGAATACTTACTGTTCATTTCTTACAGAAGAAGATAAGATTTATGATCTTATTCTTCCAAGTTTATCTAAGATAAACCAACGAACTGTTGCAGAAGCTAAACGTGCTCGTGCTGACCGAATGGGAAAGCAAGCATGGGAAGCAATGACTGCAACAGGCGTAAAAACCAAACAAGATGCTCATGCTGTTGATTGGCATACTATCAAGAAAACTGATGTAGTTTTTAGAATTGTATGTTGGGATCATATTCCACTTGCGCCAGGTCGTAAGAAAACGCCAAAGAGCAGCGCCGACCATCATGTCAAAGTTAATTTCCCACCATTTCAACACTATCGTTATAATGAAAATGATGAACTTATTTGTTGCGGCAAAAGCCACTGGGAAGGCGGCATTGCCAATGGATGGTTTAATAAAGACCATGGCAAGATGACTCCTATGTTGGCTCGCATGTTTATTAAGCTATGTGAACGATATGGCAGTAAAGGTAACTGGCGTGGGTATACATACAATGATGAGATGCGTTCTCAGGCATTGTTACAGTTATCACAGGTAGGGCTACAATTTGACGAAAGCAAATCTAATAATCCTTTTGCTTATTACACTGCTACTATCACCAATAGCTTTACTAGAGTTCTTAACGTTGAAAAACGCAACCAAAACCTTCGTGACGACATCCTCGAAGCAAATGGATTGAATCCAAGTTATACTCGCCAAACCAATAATGCCTTTAAGGGTGGCGTAGGCGGCAGCGGCATTGATGGTATAGAATAATTATTGACAAACAATTTTTACTATAGTATAGTAAGAACATGTCCAACTTATTCCGCAAAGCAGCCATATTCACCGACCTACACTTAGGTTATAAGAGCAACAGCCAACAGTTTCTCGCAGACTGCGAGAACTATATGACATGGTTTATTGATCTTGTCAAGAGTGAGAATTGTGACACAGTTCTCTTTCTTGGCGATTTTCATGATACACGAAACTCACTAAACATTAATACTATGGAAGTGAGCCTACGATCACTTGATCGTCTTAATGACCTTGGGTTGCGTGTTATCTTTATTCCAGGTAACCATGACCTATATCATAAAGACCGTCGCACCATTACAAGTGTGCGCTATATTCAAAAGTTTAAGAATATTGAATTGGTTGAAAATCAACATACAGAAGGCGATGTAACCTTTGTTCCATGGTTGATTGGCGAAGAATATAAGAGTATGCGAAAGATTCGTTCAAAATATGTTATGGGACATTTTGAACTACCACACTTTAAGATGAACGCTATGGTTGAAATGCCTGACCATGGTGGACTTAAAGCTGACGATTTTGGTGGAATTGATACTGTCTTTACAGGTCATTTTCATAAACGTCAGATTAAAGGCAATGTGCATTATATTGGAAACGCCTTTCCGCATAACTATGCGGATGCGTGGGATGACGAGCGTGGCGCAATGATACTGCAATGGGGTGCGGACCCCGTGTATCATAATTGGACAAGCGCCCCTCGTTATCGCACGTTGAATCTTATTCAAATGCTTGAAACACCTGAACAACACCTAGATGATCGAACCTATGCTCGCATTCAGCTAGATGTATCAATTTCATATGAAGAAGCTAACTTTATTAAAGAAGAAATGCAAAAAACATACAATGTTCGTGAATTGAGTTTAATTCAACATCGTGGTGAAGTTTTAACTGAAAATGCTATTGGTGACGTTGCTTTTGAAAGTGTAGACCAGATTGTATTGAGTCAAATAAGTAATCTCGATACTCAGCATTATGATACTAAGTTGCTTATGGAAATTTATAATAGTCTATGAAACTTTATAAGGGCGTAAAACTTTATTCAAAATTGACTCCTGAAATATGGTATCGTCGTGATGAACCATTTTCAGAAAATTTTAATGCATCTGATCCTTATGAATTTAAACACATATTTGAAAATAAATTTTCAGTAATATATCATATAGATAAGTTTGGGTTTAGAAATTATAATGAAATGAATGGCAATTTTTGGTTTTTTGGTTGTAGTCATGTGTTTTGTGAAGCTCTTGAATACGAAAAAAGTTTTCCATACCTAATAGCAAAAGAATTTCACGTCCCTTTTTATAATTTTGGCACACTTGGCGGAAGTATTGATTTGATTGCAAGGCTTTTGTTCAAATTAAAAAACAAATTAAAAGATAAAACTTTAATTATTTTTTTACCGCAACATAGTAGATATGAAACATTAATTTTTGACAAATTTTATAACATAGTTTCAAATCACGAGATATATCTTGAAAATCTGCCAAATAAAAATGTTGAAGATTCACTTAACTATAGGTTAATAAAAAATATTATGATGATAAAAAGCATAACTGAAAATAACAAAGTGCATTTTTTTTCCACTTACACTAATGAAATATTACAAAAAAATTTACAAATAAATTTAATACCAGAAAATTTACTAGTAGATTATGCGTATGATAATATGCATTTTGGTGAAATAACAAATAAAAATATTGCAAATTTCATATTAAACAGTATACAATGAGGTATTATGTTAAAAATCAATAGTCTAACAGCTAAGAATTTCATGAGCGTGGGCAATGCGACCCAAGCCGTGAATTTTGACCGTAGTGACCTAACCTTGGTGTTAGGTGAAAATTTAGATTTAGGAGGTGATGACACTGGTGCTAGAAATGGCACG